GATGAAAGACCTTCAACAGGTTTAAAAAACAAAGTTGTTGGTTGGCAATTTAGTAATGTAATAGAAATGATAGATCCTATTACATTTGAAAAAACTAAAAAGCCAATGAAACCATTTATGGTTACACAATTACAAATTGCTTTCGAAAGAAATCAAATGATATTGTCGGAATTCGATGAAGTACTTCACAAACAATTAATTGATTATGAAGTAATAAGATTAGGAAAAGATAAACAACCTGTATTCTCTTCAAAAAATGAACATTTTATCGATGCTCTTGGATTAAGTTATTTAGCATTTGTATTAAAATTTCCAGAATTAACAAAGACAATTAAAAAGCCTAAAACGTCTACAAAGATTGAGATGACAAGTGCTCAATTAGGGCAGGCTGGGCCCAAAAAAATGTTACACGATATAAGCCAAGGCTTTACAAATCCTTGGGAATCTCAAAAAAACTCTTCTAAATTTGATCCAACAGACCTTCCTGGAGATAGACCTGTTTGGCAAAAAGTATCTACAAACTATCGAAGTTCATCGTCATCAAGTGGCTGGGGAACAAGGTCAGCAGGAACTAATAGGAATGGTGGTAGGTCAATATGGTAGTTCACGAATTATATAATTCGTTTTCTATATAAATCCCTTCTCTTTTTTTCTTTCTAGAATGTTAGAGTCCTCCCCCCCTTACTCTAACATTCTAGTTTTATTCAAAAAACTATTTTAAAGGGGCTGAAAGCAGTTGAAAAAAAGTATTCTATACAAACCAAATTTTGATTATGAAAAGGAATATGAATCTGAAGGAACAACTATTAACACAAGTATTATTCCTAATAGTAACATACCAAATACGAATATGATAGATACAACAACAGACATAAACAACAAAGAAATATACACTGAAGACACTGATGTTGATAACTTGTTAAATCAAATACAAAACAATATAGATACATCAAAAGCTTCATTTGATTTATTGCCTAGTAATTCATCCGAATTATTGACACCAATATTTGATAACATAGAACTATTTATACAAACTATTCCTAAAGATGAATATAGTACAAATGATTTAAATTACCCAACAGACCCTAAAATAATAATAACAAAAGACTCTATTATAGATAACAATTCTGTTATAGATAATAATTCTATTACAGACATCTTTTCAGATACAATAACAAGAAATATAGAAGTTACTTATGATAATGATATCGATACAATATTAAAAACGACTTTTAATAAAAATTTAGTCGATATTTTTTTAAATTATTCTAGGAATATTAACGACGTAACATTAAAGTATATGAGAACCATTTATATATATCTAAGTGACTTAACAGAAGAAGAAGTAAAAACATCATTAAGTAAATATACAAAAGCAACAAAAGATATAGAAAGTTTTGATTTAAAACCATTATCTGATTTTATAATAAAGTCACAAATAGAAAAAGATCAAAAAGCTAGGTTGTTCAATAAAATAATTACGCCAACAGCTATAATTCAATATTTAAGAGCATGTAAGATGTCTTTCGAATTAATGTTAAGATATTCAAAAGCTAATTTTGTTGAAGAATATGATTTGCTTGATACTTATCAAAATAAAATAGTTAATAATTTAAAAGCAGAATATGCAGAAAAATATGAAAAAAGTTTATTGAATCTATATAAACACTTAAATACTATAGTAATATTTATTGATGAGTATTTAAGTAAAAATGCAAAAGAAATTCAAGCCAAAACAAAACTAATAAAAGAGGGGGCCATATAATAATGACGATAAAACCATCAAACGACAATATTGTAATAAAGCCAGAAATTGAGGACACAAGCAAAACTAGTAGTGGAATAGTATTGGCTACAGCTAAAACAGTAGCAAGACCTACAAGAGGCCATATAGTTGCTATTGGAAAAGGAAGAGTTCTTCAAAATGGCGATGTTTTACCTCCGAACCTAAAGGTAAATGACTATGTAATATTCAATCAATTTGCAGGTTCAGAGATTGTAGTTAATGAAGAAAAATATTTAATAGTAAAAGAAAATGATATCTTAGCGACTATAACTAAGTAAAGACGGTGAGAAAATGCAAATAGGAACTTTTAATTTCGGATTTAAACGAACAACAAATACTAATGAAGGTTCTACTACTAAAATGAATCAAAAAAACTATAAACAATTCCTAGTAAAAACAATCGGATTTATAGCAAATCAAGGAGCAGCTAGAAAAGAGTTTTCTCCACCAGAATTCAATTTAGAAGAAATCAAAACAGCATCTGAATCAGACTCATACATAAAAGCATCGTTTGTTAAATATGAGCAATTGATGTTTAAAGCAGGCTATGAATTAAAAGGAGATAACGATAAAGCAATTGAATATCTCAAAACTCGCTTTAGAATAATGAGTTTTTCAACAGGAAAACCAATCGATATTTTATGGCAAGAAGTTGGAAACGATTTGATAAAATATTCTAATGCCTTCCTTATTAAATCTAGAGTTGATAATATTATGAACGGAGTAAAAGCAACAGGTGTGTTTAACAAGAAACCTGTTGGTGGATATTTCAGAGTCGATCCATCCACAATGGAAATACTCAGAGATAAAACTGGACAAATTTTAAAATACAAACAAGATACTGGAACAGATGAAAAATCTTTTGCTCCTACAGAAGTCATTCATATTTACATGGATAAAGATGCTAACAATGCATTTGGAACTCCTCGAATAATAGCAGCACTAGAAGATGTGAAGCTATTGAGAAGAATAGAAGGAAATATTATTAGTTTAATTTACAGATTTTCAATACCTATTTACCAATGGATTATCGGTCTGCCAGAAGCAGGTTTTCAAGCAACAGATAAAGAAATTGTGGAAGCTAAAAACGAAATAGAAAAAACGCCTATGGATGGTGTTATTATAACTAACGAAAAGACTCAGATAAAAGCTATTGGAGCAGAGGGACACGCTCTAAATGCATCTCAATATTTGAAATACTTTGAAGCAAGAGTTTTTTCTGCATTAAATATGTCTGAGTCACAAATGGGAAGAGGCGGATCAAAACAAGACGCTGATTCGATGGAAGCACAAGCTCATAATACTGTAAAGCATTTTCAAAAGATACTAAGTATCTTCTTTGAAAATTTCATAATAAGTGAATTACTATTAGAGGGAGGATTTAATCCGATAATAAATGAAGACGACATTGTTAAATTTCAATTCAATGAGATTTCTTTAGAAACAAAAATAAAAGTTGAAAATCATGAAATGCTTAAATTCCAATCTAATATCAATACGTTTGAAGAAGTCCGAAGAGTAATGGGTAAGAAAGCAGATCCCGATGAATCCAGACTATATTTTAATATGGTAGATAACGCAAGTGCAATACAACAAATAGAAGCGAAAGAAAAAAGTTCAATCGAATTAGCTAAAGTTAAAACAGACAATTCTGAATCATCAGGTATTGATGGAAATGGTCAGAACACTTATAATACTAAAGTTAATAAAGATGCCGAGAGCAGAAATAGACCTACAAATCAGTATGGTACAGGCTCCGTAAAAGTAAAAGAATCTACTACAAGTAGGAAATCTTTTGATGTAGCTTATAATAAGTTTGAAATGCTACGTAATAACATAGTAGATACATCAAACAAGAACATAAGTTTAGATGATCTAATTACTTTAAATAAGCAAGAAATAATGAATCAAATCAAGACGCTAATACAAAATAATTCTCAATCAGGAGTAATTCACGCCTTATCTGAAATTGAAGAGATAAATCCATCGCTTCTTATTCCAAATGTAGATATAAATCTATACCATTTTGAACAAGAAGCGAGCAAAACATTAGATAAACTTTATAAAGACATAAAGAAAAGGTTACAAGACAAAAGAGATGAAGAGTCGGTACAAACCGTCTTTGAAACTTTAGAATATAGATTAAGATATATGCTAGAATATGTTCTGCCTAAAACGTATTGGTATTCATTTTTAAAAACTGGAGCCAAGTGCAACATAAAAAAAGCATATATACAATTTAGTAGTGAAAAAGATGAAGAAAATCACCCAGACACTATTAATCCTAAATCCTTCAAGATCGAAGACATCCCAGCATACCATAGCTTTTGTAGTAGTAAAATAACATTCAAGGCAGGTGAAAAAGACTAATGACTATGATGATTAGAGAATTTTTAGGAGACAAAGGACTTCAAGTTACTTTTAATGTTCAAGAAAATTCAAAAGGAAAATTTGATTTAAAAGAATCTTTAAAAGTCTTGAATGATAACCCTATATCTCCAGATTCAATAATGGTAGATATAGAAGGTATTCATGTTGGACCAACAAGAAACTATACATGGTATACAGAAAAAGCATTAAGAGAAAGCGTTCTGTCATGGACAAAGCCATATTTACGACCATTAATAATGCACCATAATGAAAATGATGGAAAGATAATAGGAAGAATTCAAAATGCAGCCTACACAGATATAAATACTTTATCAGGAACCGGTGCTTTATTATTTACAACTAACATACCAGACAAAGACGGTATGGAGCAAGTTAAGGATGGAAGATTAAAAACAACTTCTATTGGAGCGATTGTTCATGATGCGACTTGTTCAGTATGCGGACATAATATTGCACAAGAAGGACCATGTGAGCATGAAAGAGGTCAGGTGTATGAAGGACAAACTTGTTATTGGGTAATAAATAGTATGGAAGCAAAAGAATTATCTTATGTAATTGTTCCTTCAGACATTTATGCTCAAAATATTCGAATATATAATCCAGAAAAAAAATTAATAAATAATGTAAAAGAAAATAATAAAAAAGGAGTGTTGGATATGAATGAAGGAATAAATCGAGCAGAAAAGGCCATTATTGATGAAGAGGTAAAAACAGAAAAACTTGATGATACAAAAGCAACAGAGGCTCCTAAAAATCAAGAAGAGAAAGAAGATTATAAAAAACTTTACGAAGATACAAAAGCAAAACATGATAAAGTTGCTTCAAAATTAGAAGCTATTGTTGCAGAATTAAAACAAGCTCAAAACGAGTTAGCGACTAAGACAGGGGAACTAAAACAAGAAATTGAAACTAAAGAAGCCTTAGAAAATGATTTGTTTAATAACAAAAAACAACTTAAAGAAGCTGTTATTGACAAGATTATAATTATAAAAGAAAACTTAGGTAAAAAAACAAATGCAATTTCACTTCAAGAACGAAGTATTGAATCACTTAACGATACAGTATTAGATTTAAAAGAAGAACTTGGTAGTTCAAAAACCATACTAAATAATATAACTAAGACAACAAATCCTACCTTACCTACAAACTTTCAAGAAAAAAAAGACGAAAATGTTAAAAACTCTAGTAACACAAGTAATATTGATTTGACAGAAGAGTTCAACAACCTGTTTTCTTCAATAGTAGGAAGTAGATCAAAAAATAATTTTTAAGTTCAAAAATAAAAAGGAGCGTGAATAATAATGGCATTGCAACCAAGCACATTTACAGGACAAGATAGACTCCAACCAGGAGCTAGAGGTCAAAAATTCGAAGCAAACGTACCTGGATATAGAAATTCAGGAGATAACAGAATTAATAGAACTAACAACAAGTTAAATACAAATGCACATGATGTTCCTAATATCAAATATGAGTTTGATAGAAGACTTCCAGTATTATTTAAATATGGATTTGCATTTGGCTACAACCAAATAGTAATTCCTAAAGGAAGACTAGTAGCAGTAGACCCAAACATGGACCTAGTTGATTTTGATATGCATCATGCTCACAGTACTTTAACATTAGCTAATGGAGGTGCCCCAGTAAAATTAAGAGCAGTGACTGATAAATACACTGATATCTCAACAGGAGCACAAGGATTAGTAAATGATGCATCTTTAGTGGCTGCTAATACAGGAGTAGAATGGATGCCTTTAAGAGGATTTGCTAAAGCTTATGCAGGTAAATCTTATAGAGCATTCCATGATAAAGATGGAGATTCAAATGATATATGTATTGGACCAGAAAAACAATTAACAAATGCAGCTTATCTTGTAGATGAAAATACAGGAAAGATAAAAAAAGGTACAATAATTACTAATGATGTAAGACCAGGTAATGTTCCTACAGGAGTATTACAAAGAAACGAATACACTAGAGATGATGACGCATACAATGGGATTATGCCAGGAGCTGTTTTAACAGACGCTATGATAGAAATGCCATGGTTCTCTCACAAAGATAAAGCAGAAGGAAATCCTTGGGGTTCAGCATATGGAATATTAAAACCAGGGATGTTAGTTAAATCAGACGAGAATGGAAGATTCGTACCTTCTCCATTATCTTTTGAGTCAGACTTAGAAACTATGACTATGATGGAAGCAGAGCTTGAAAGACAACAAGTCGTTGGACAAGTTTATGCTATAGACAACAGCTTAATTCCTGAAGGTTCAGCAAAATGGGCACAATGGGCATTAAGTGAAAGAATGAATTTTAATGAAATTAATCCTAGTGTTTATGCTCAAAACAACAGGAATGGCGAAGATGCTATTAACAATTCTCCTTATAAATCTAATGGAGAGTATCCAGGATATCCTTATGATAGAAATGCAAACGAACATGACTTGCATATGATATCTCAAAGAGGTTCTTATGACCCAAGAATGCAAGAGCAATATATCTATGATAATGGAATACCGGGCCTTACTGATGGTAAGAACGTTATCAATGCTATAAAAGCTCCATTTAAAGCTAATACTTTAAGATTGTTTACTTCTGACGAAAAAACAGCAGGACAAAAACATGACTTAGATATTTATATAAGAACATTAGATGTTGATGTTAATAGTCTATGTATTGCAACGTCTGAGCCAGTTGGAACATGGGATGAATCAACACAAAAATTCACAGGTACTACAAAAGCAGAAGTAGGAGCAACTTTCAATGGATTAACAATTAAATATGTTGATGAATTACAAGGATTGTTAACACTTGAAGTAACAGATGAAAATGCGTTAGGAGAAGCTCCAGCTAATGCTACTGAAATACAGAGAGAGTTCCCTATTTGGGTTATTTATAAAAAAAGAGGACAATCAGGAGTTCCAACATTCTTAGATTGGGACGGAGTAGTAGGAAGCGTTAAAATATTATTAACTAAATAATAAATAGAGAAGAAGAAAAACTTCTTCTCTTCCCTAAATAAAATAAAAATGCCGAGGAGGAACAACATAATGTTATATTTTAAAGAATCTTTAGATAGAATAGAAAGATTAAAAACCGCATCACAACAACAATTACAAGAATTCAACGAAGGTAAGGCAGGGGTAAAACGCCCATCAATCCAACCTGAATCTTTTGACTTAATGGAAAAAATGACAAGAAATATATTCGGTGACTATAGTAAAGGAAGAACGAATATATCTGAAGCCTTAACTTCTACAGATGCAATTAGAATGATTCCTAAAGTAATAGAAGGTCAATTAAGAGAAGCAGCAGAACCTGAATATCTTGGAACTAGATTTATGCAACATGTAAATGTAGATAGTGGAAACAGTACTGTGTATGTTATTCCAATAGTAGGAGAGATAGTAGCAGGCGAAGTAGGAGAAGGTTCTAGATACAATGAAGATTACGTAGACTTCAGTACTATCGAAAATAGTTCTTTAGAAATTAGAGTTAAAAAGATAGGTATTAAAGTTTCTATCACAGAAGAAGCTATCTCGGATTCTAGTTGGGACATATTAGGAATAAATGTTCGTAAAATGGGTAAAGCAATGGCTAGATATAAAGAAGAATGGATATTCAACACATTTTCAGATCACGGACATATTATATTTGATAATAATTTGAGAGCACAGACTCCCGAAGCAGGAACAACAGGATTAGGTGCTGATGGTATTCATAACAATACTTTATCTGTTGAAGATTTCTTAGATATGGTATTAGGATTAATGGGAAATGGATTCGTACCATCGGACGTAATAATGCACCCGTTAACATGGGTAGTATTTGCTAGAAATAGTATGATAGGAAACGGCTTAAGCTTTGGAGCATTTGGAGGACAAGGAGTACATCCAAATGGAGGAGTTCAAGGAACAGGTGGATTTGCTGGTTTGAGTAATGATGGATCAGGTCAAAAATTCATAATGAAACCAGAGCAAGTTCAGAATAGATTACCAATGCCTTTAACTTTAAACTTCTCACCATTTGTTCATTTTGACAAAGTATCTAAACAATTCGACATGTATTGCTTAGATAGAAATGAAGTTGGAGTTATAGCTCAAAAAGAAGGTCTTTCTACAGAAAATTGGACGGATCCAGAAAAAGATATAAGAGCATTAAAAGCTAAAGAAAGATACGGTATTGGTATGTTAAACAACGGAGCAGCAGTAACTGTAGCTAGAAACATCGCAGTAGACACATCTTATCCAAAAGCACCAACTATCAACATTAACACTAACAATTAAAAAAGAAGGGGTGTTCTTATGCAAATCTTAGGACGAGTAAGATTATCGCCTGGTCAAGCAGGTTTTTATGATACTCTTACAAATATATATTTGACTATTCCTTCTCCTGAAGGAGTTATAGTAGAAGGAATGAACTTAACAAATATCAAAAGATCACTTCGCTCTAAAAGACTTATATTGGTATCAGGCTCATTAGAGCCTAGTACTGATGTAATTGTTAAAGCTCCTGTAGAAGAAGTGAAAGAAGTTGAAGAAGTTGAAGAAGTTGAAGAAGTTGAAGAAGTTGAAGAAGTTGAAGAAGTTGAAGAAATAACTCTAGAACAATTCAATGAATTAACTTGGAGACAACAAAAAGAAATAATAGAAAAAGAAAAAGTTAGCGAAGAAATTTTAGCAGCAGTATTAGAAGGAGAGTACTCAAACTCTGTAAAAAAAGCTGCTATTAAATAAAAAGATGGTAGGTGGCAAAATGTATCAAGACTTTAGAATAATATCAATAGATACTAGCTATGCACAAAAAACTATATATATAACTACAAGTTTTGATATAGACGCTACCTCTGTTGATTCTTCGAATATACAAGTTTACGATAGAGTTACAAAACAAGAGGTAGGTCTTACGTGCAAAGTACAAGAAACTCAATTAGTCATAGAACTAGCAGAGTGGCCAACACCAGAGATAGATTATATAGTTGCGATATCGGAAATTAAAAGTGTAATAGATGATGATTTAATAGCAATAGATAAGAATAAAGTTAGTTTTAAAAATGCTATAGCAAATACAGTACAAATAACTTCTCCAACATCTATGCAAATTTTATCGGATATAAATATTGAATGGATAGAAAAATGTCCTTTACCAAACATTATTTTTTATGATAATTATAGAATTCAAATTTCTACGGAGAATGTTTTTTATAACATAATAAAAGATATCAATATTAAATCCCAATCAAATACACTTATCGAAGATTTAAGTTATGGACAATATTATGTTCGAATACGAGTAGAAGATAATGAAACAACTGGCTTATGGAGTGACATTACAACCTTTGTTTTTCAAGAAGCAAAACTAGAACCTATTCTTGACAACGATACTCCTATCTATATAGCTCCTATGGAAATCATATCATTTCCCTTATCAGGAGAAACTCCTTCATCAATATTAATAGAATTGAATACAGAAATTGATCCTTTAACCATAAACGACATTATTGTCATAAGGAGGGATGTTTAATGGTAGAAGAAGTTAAATATTCTATACAAGTTTTTGATAATTTTATAAAAATCATCCCTGATGATGGAATAAAAAATAATTCTACTTATGAAATAGTATTAAAAGGAATTAAAAGTTTGGATGCTACCCAAGAATTGAGTTCTACAAAAGTAAAGTTTTCTACTAAACTTTCCCCAGCATATGCTTCTTTATCATCGGTTCAATCCTTAATAGGAGAATGCCACGTAGCTGACGAAGTTCTTCTATATCATATAAGAGAAGCTTCTAAATTCGTAAACTATATAAAAGGAACAACAATAGCTGAAGGAGAAGATGTTCCCTTTGAAATAGAACAGTATGTAAAATATAAAGCTGCTCATGATGGATTATTAGTATTCTATATAAAAAAAGCCTCTGTTAGCGGAGAAAAAGGCTCTCTAGGAGATATATCCTACGAGGCGAATACAAAATTAGCAGACATTGTAATATTATTTAAATATTTAAAAATAGAATATTTAAGATGGCAAGAAAACTTGCAAGATTATAACTTTGAAGGAAGAGGAAGAGCAAAACCATTGCATGCATTAAAAGGTGGAAACGCTCAATCTATAATGACAAATTTAAATCTAGACTTTTCAAGAGGTGTTTAATATGGAAAACTTTTTTAATTCATTTGAAAATCAAATATCATATATAATAGATTTATTTAATCATAGTTTTTTTATTGTCCAACAAAATTTTGACATTAGTTGTGACTGTATCGATTTTAACACCAAAGCACCAAATCCTAATTGTAAGAAATGCTTAGGAACTGGAAACAAAATAAAAATAAAAAAAGCTTTTGGAGTAAGACAAGATACAACAGTACCTTCTACCTTACGACCTTCTAATGCTTTCTTTGTTGCAAAGAATTATTATACTGATGTGAAACAAATAAAAATAGAAAAAGACAATATAATTATTGACGGAGACGAAGTTTTATATATTTATCAGATACAAAATCATAACAGCTACAAAGAAAAAAGGATATTTCAAAAAAGCTTAGCGGTAACAAAGAAAATGCATTCCGACATATTTTTAGAAAATTTCAACAGTATCATAGGTAGGAAAAAACAATGATTATATTAGAAGATGCTAATTCAAAACAAATAGATTACAATCATATAGATAAAGAATCCAACATAGTCATATTAGGTCCAGCTACAACTGAACAATATAAAGGAATGTTAATGCAATTTTCTAATGATGAAGAAGTATATAAAGCATATGGCCCTTCGATTTTATATAATGCTTTTAAATACGCTAAATTAGAATCTATTAAAAGTATATTTTTAATAAACGCTCTAACTCCTCAAGATTACATTGAAGCTGCAAATAAATTACAGTATCATGATTTTGTTTTTGTCGTTCCTATTGGAATAAATTTTTCAGACATGTTTTACAATAAAGTTGAGAAAAAAAATATGTATTATTGCGAATATTTTTTAAATAGATTAAGCGATTCAAAATCAAGTATTGTTATGACAGATGCTCATGCATCTTTATATTACAACATTGATCATTATATTGACGACATGATGAATAAGATCATTAAAGTTAGAATTAAAACAAAGACTTCTTTAATACATGGAAATAATTTATATTTTGTAGGCAATCTTTTAGAAGATCACCCTTATGCAAATTTAGTTCTTGCGACAACATTATTATCAACTAATCTTAATGATTACCCTTCTTCAACAGAGTTCGGTCAAACAATATTCAATATAGATAATTTTGACATTTCCGAAGATGAATTTATTTATTTCAAAAATAATTTTTTAATCGACACTTCTATTGAAAATTTTAAAAACTTTTATTTTAAAAACAATGCTGTGAAAATAGGCACTGTCGATAGGGTAATAAAGTATATAGAACGAAACTTAGACTTCTCTCAATATTATGGTCATATATATACTAGTCACATCAAACTCTCCTTATACAAATCTTTAAACAATTTTCTGCAACAATTAAAAGGAACAATCATTGAAAGCTATCAAATCAATTCAATTCAAAATAGTAAAAAAAGCAATGAAGAAATAATAAAAGGCAGTTTGATTCTTGACTTCTCAATCATACCTTACAATTCTTTAGAGTCTCATGTGATAGAAATGGAGGTGTAAAAGAATGAATAATCTTGATGAACTATTAAAACAAAAAGAGCAACGTTCTCGTGTTCATACCGCTTTAACACCAACAAACTCCACAGAAACACAAACTGCTAATAAGAATGCATCTCTATTTGATTTGATAAAAATGATTCAAAAAATAGTTGCTTTGACATTAAAAGAATCAAAAACAGAATTGATCCCTGACGATGGAAAAGAAATATTATTGCAAGAAATGGATTTTCATATCGACCATCCGTATATTACATATAAGACAATTAGACGAGTATCAAAAGGAGAGAAAAAACCTCGTTTTAGAGAATCAATCAAAGGCGTTGGTAATGATGAAGGAAGAGTAGGTCAGATATATGGGCAGAAATTCGAAAGTTTAATTCAGTTCAATGTTATTGCTGAAACTTACAAAGAAGCAGAAGCAATAATGCAAGACTTTGAAGAGTCAATGTTTAGCTATACAGGCTTTTTTAAAAAGAATGGTATCAGTGAAATAATCTTTGATAGTCAATTAACCGATGACTCATATGATTCTTATAGAAAAACATTATCTATAAGAAACATCAGATATTATGTTGAGGTTGAAAAGCTGTATGTCTTATTTCAAGAGAAGATTAAAGCAGTTGAAATTTATTCACTGAACTAAAGAATCAACAAAATAAAGGAGGTCGCTTAAATGGGCATATTTGATAAAGATTTAGTTTTACCAGGAGCAACTACAGAGATAGTTCTAGAAGGAAATAAAACTTACGATACTAGCTTATTTGGAACAACAGACTCAATTGCTATTATAGGAACGGCATTCAACGGTCCTGTAGGAGTTCCAATCCCTATCTACGCACCAGAACAAGCAGAATACGTATTTGGAGGAACTTTCGATCCTTTGACAAGACAAGAAGCTACTCTTGTAGCATCTATACAAGATGCTTGGAATACTGGATGTAGAACTATTTATGCTGTTCGTATGTCAGGAACATCAATTCACAAAGATTTTCAATTAGCTGTAGACACTACTTTAAAACTTAGAGTCTCAGGTATTTATCCATCGAATATGAATAAGGAAGTATGTATGTTATTTAGTGACGAAATGAATGTCATGAAAATCAAGATATTTAAACCTGCTAAAAATGCTTCTTTAACAGAAAGAAAACAAGGATTAGTAGAGAGTGAAACAGACATACTTGCTTCTACTATAGAATTAACAAATGGACAAGGGTTAGATAAAAATTCTCCATTAATAGATTTAATAAATCTTGTTAATAAAGATACTTCTAATAACGTTTTAACATTATCTATTGTTGATGCTGAAGGAAATGATGTAACATTAAACTCAATTGAAGCTAAAACTTTGTCGATAGGTGAAATGTTTACCGGAGCTTATTTTATAGGAAGAGACAAAACAAAAGGCACTTCTAATACTGATTTATCATGGGAATTAGTAAATGAAAGCAACAAACCTTTTGAGAAGTTTGATAAATCATTAATAAAAAAATTAAAATTAAATACTGACATAAATCAAAGCTTACCTATTGTCGGCATAGATTTTGACTTTTTAAATATCCCCGGAAAATTAGATGAAGTTTTTGAAAAAGATTCTATTGATTATGAGGAAGTAGATATAACTAATTTCGAGATATATAAGAAGATGGGTTCTGGATTTGCTCAAACTGCTAAAATTGTTGAAAAGAAACCAGGTGTCTTTAGGAGAATTCCAACATCAACAGACGATGTTAATAGAATCATGTCTTTAGAAAATGGAATATACCCTATGTTAGAAAATTTAAATACTAATTATAGAACTATAGTTGCTCCTGCGGATACAACTATAAAAGGAAAACTTCCTAAAAAAGAAGAATTCAAAGTAGCATTAGGTCAATTTCAATCTATATTGAATGATAATATAACTGTCATTGCAAAAACTGATAAATTAGATTTGTCAGCAGCCAAACAATACAAATTTGAATTTGAAGCTACTCAAACTAAAGTAGACCTAGAGGCAATTAGAAATAGTCTTTATACTGAAAAAGTTATAACAAAAATCCCAGGGCTAGCTGATTTAACAGATTCGGACACAAAAAATAGTGTTAAATTAATGCCTAACGGAACATTATTCATATCTAAAGGAATTTTGTACAAAACTGAAGAAGGTATAGCGAAGGAATTAAACATAGCTATAGAAAATCCTGAGTTAATAGACAAGCTTTTTATAGTTGAAGATGATATCGCTTCAAAATTATACAAAGGAGAAAGTGCTGATGCTGCAATTACATTCAAAGCAGTTGAAGATAACACAACAGTAATCGATAAAGAATATTTGTTAGTTGAAAGTGATGGCATTGTAATAGTAACTAAAACATCTGACATTACTCCAATAGGAGCTCTTTCAGATATTTTTGATAATGAAGATGAAGATGACCTTACATTAGTAAGTACTCAAAGCTTATATGGAATCGTCAACACAATAAGAATCAAATCTAATACTCTTGACTACACAACATTAGAAGAATTTGTTGACATATTAAACGAACATCAAGATTTAAAAAAATACTTCGTATTTGCAGTAGCCAAAGATGCTATTTCAAAACGTTATAATGACGTATATACAGAAGACGAAGATTCATTAATAGATAAAGCATCTAAAAAAGCAACAAGTTCACCATTTGAAGATAAGGTGATCACATATGATACAAACCTATATATTCCATACACAACTACAGATAACTTCGCAAGACAATTAGCACAACATTGTACTTACACAAGCCTGAAAACAGCACCAACTCATGGCGTGATTGGTATTAGCAAATTAATAAATGTAGGATTAGATACTATCGATACAACTGTTACTAAAATTTTAAACAAAGACTTTGATTTATATGCTAAGAAGAATAATGGAAAAAGCATGTTAAATGCTGAAAATTTACCTTATCCAATTGGCAAAGACCTATCAATAGTAGTATCTCAATACACTGTTTCTAAAAATGGATACACTTTTATATCGAATGGATCAACAGGATACGCAGGAATGGTTTCTGTTTTACCACTCGATCAATCATCTACAAATCAACCAATAAAAGTGCCAACTCCTTCATTCGAACTTAATAAGACACAACTTCAAAAATTAACACAAAAAGGATTTGTTACTTTTAAACAAAGTTATACAAAAGATTGGGTTGTTACAGATGGAACAACAATGGCTCCTTCAACTTCAATATATAGAAGATTATCAGCATCAAGAATTTCTTATTCTATTGAAGAAGTAATAAGAGCAGCAGTTGAACCATTCATTGGAAAGCAGAACCATTTAGCTAATAGAAACTCAATGCAAACAGCTATAAAATCTTCTTTAAATAAATTGGTAGGAAAAATAATCGAAGCATATGATTTTTCAATGATTATTGATTATTCAAAAGAAAAATTAGGAATCATTGAAATCGATTACAATATCGTACCTATCTTTGAAATTAGAGAAGTCCGTAATAGAATATCTGTTTCAGACAACTTAAAATAAAATAGACAAGAGAAAAAATACATTGCTATTAAGCTGATAGTTTAATAGCAATGTCTCTCATTTATTTAATACAATAAAAAGGAGTGAACTAGATTATGGCAAATTCTGTAGAAAAATACACTAAAACATACACAACTTATAGTGGATGTGACATCGTTCCAACTTTTAATGGAGTGACGATAGGAGAGCTACAAGCAATTACGTACAGTGTATCTCGTGAAAAAGCTCCTGTATATACAATGGGGTCAGCTGAACCACGTTCTTTCTCTAGAGGGAAAAGAGGTATTGCAGGAAATCTTGTTTTTACAATATTCGATAGAGATGCATTGCTAGATGAATTCTCAGATTATTTAAATTCTGAAGGTTCAACAGGCGTTCAAAAATTTGTAGCAAATACAGGTTCAGACGCAAGATTCAAATCTATAGAGGACTGGAACGAAGAAATGACAGGACTTATTAGATCTGATGGTAGCGACACTTCTCCAAATGATTTAAACAACGTTAGTAAATTAATCACACATTCAAAAGCTAAATATGCTGATGAGATATTACCTTTTGACATCACAATAACTTTTGCAAATGAATATGGACAAAGAGCAGTATTAGTTATTTATGGTGTTGAGTTATTAAATGAAGGCTCAGGTTTTTCTATTGATTCAGTAACTACAGAGAAAGCTTATACTTTCGTCGCTAGAAGCATAGATAGTATGAAGAGTCTTAACGGAGACGGTCAAGACCACAAAGTTACAGCAACATTTTAATCAATATCATACTAAAAATAAGCGAGAAGAGTATTCTTTTTCGCTTATTTTTTTTAAAAAGAAAGGGTGAATTGTTTTGAGCGATGTACAATATAAAAGTTTTTCAGGCACAGATATGGTAGCAACATGTCATTTGCCTACTCCAGATGGACAAGTAGCCACTCATTATTTAGCATCTTTACAATCTTTTTCTTATTCTTGCCATACAAACCGAATCCCTATAAGAAATATTGGTTCTATAAATGTAAAAGATTATGTATCAGGACCAAGAACTATTGCAGGTTCGTTAATTTTTACAGTTTTTAATAAACACTTTGCATATGAAATAATAGATAATATTAATTCTAATTATAAAACAAATGAATCTATTTTAGTTGATGAGTTACCTCCTTTTGATGTTACAATTTCTCTAGCAAATGAATATGGAGCAGCTTCAAGATTAGCTGTGTATGGAATACAACTAGTCAATGAAGGACAAGTAATGTCTGTAAATGACATCTATACAGAAAATACCTATCAATACGTCGCTAGAAGTATTGAATATTTAAATGATTCAACAAAATATTCATTACCTAACAACACTTCAGAAGAAACATTCTTAAATGAAGAAATTAACAACTCTCAAATAAGAAGTGAAGATGCAACTGATGCAATCAATGAAGTTGCAAAAACGCAGACGGAACTAAATAACACTAATATAATACAATACAATGAGCTTTCAAAGTGTTCTCCAGCAATAGAATCAAGAGGAACTAATTATATAAAAGTATCAACAAATAAATTCGATATAAAAACAGTCGCATGTAAAAGTAGTATTGATAATGAAGTTATAAAGACTGAATTCAACAAATATGGAATAGCTACAATAACTAATTTAAAGCCAGATACACTATATAATATTCAATTGCTTACAGAACAAAACGAGTTGTCTATGCCTATTTCGATAACCACATTAAAAGATAAATATTATTTATATAATAAATTAACTAATTTATTGTTTAATGATATGACTGTATTACCTCAAGATGAAAGCTTCTTTAATATAATAATAGAAGAAGCAAAACAACAAAATGAAGATAATATAATGAAGAATATTTTCACAATAAAGCAACAAAACTCTATCAAATTAGAAAATTCTATTGCTCGAAATGAAAATAAAATCATTACAGATACAATGGTTAAAATTAATAATTTATGTGAAATATTGTTGCCATATGCTTTTAAAATTCAGATTGATGAATTAAATTTGTTAAATAAAGATAATATTATAAAAGTTCCTTCAATCGAAAGTATAGACAAGCGAAAATTTCGTATTGACGATAAGACTGAAGAGATTACAATATATAAGTTCGAAACAGATTTAAAAGAAGAAGAAAGTATAGATATCTCTGATACTCAATCGAAAGTATTCTCTCTCAATAAAAATCAAGAAGGATTATATGCTTTTAAAACATTAGCTAAAGATAATGCCTCTTGCTTATTATACTGTTACACATTAGATGCTACAAAAAAAAGAAAAGAGATAAATGAAATGAATTTATATAAAGCAGAAAAAACAGCAAAACTAGACAAGGTTTATAGTGATAATAAAACAAACATAGATTTGTATAGTGAAAACACATTAGAAAAATCAGAAGCAATTTGGTATTTTTATTATGAAAGAAATAAAAATATTTTTCTCAACATGCCTATTATTGAAGAAACTAAATTTGATTCTTTTGATAACTATTTAATTATTCATTCTGATTTTAGTAATGATTTTAAAACTGTTCCTGACAAATTGTATCTGTGTTTTACTTCGTCAACAGATGTCAACAATAAAGCACCTATTTATCGAAGAAAAATGCAAAGCATGGTATCGTCAATAAAATATTCAGAAAGAGATGTACTGTTTTTAGAACAAGACATATATATATTCTGGTATGAACTAAATGGAGAAAGAGTGTCTGATGTAGCTACTTTTAATATCAATAATTCAAAACAATTCGAAACATATAATGAAAATGTTCGAACATGCATCTTAGATAGCTATGTAACTATGCTAAATCAATATATTAATAAAACTACAAACATAACAAAATTAAATAATATTTTTGAATTGTTGATTAATTTTGAATCATTAACACCTTACACAATGCCTGCGAAAATATTTAAATCTATTATGACGTCGAATAATATCTCTAATAAAGCAGACTTAATTTGCTCCGTTTTATATTCAGTAAATAAAGCGAACAAATATGACTCTAATGAACTAATCCATTTCAACGAACTGGAATCTAAAGAGAAATACGGACATTTAACAACAATAAATGAAAAAGGTTCGTTAGTTTTTGATACTGAACAAAACGATATTATTATAAAAATATCGAGGATATTAAAGTCTGGAGAAATGCAACAAGAATTAGTTAAGATTAATAATGAATCTACTATGATTGTTCCTATAGAAAAAGATAATCACTCTATAATTATTCAAACATTTGATATTAAGTCCATATTTAAAACCCAAACTTTCTTTTTCGATGTGGCAAATAGACAAATCAAATTAATATAAAAAAGGATGTGACAAAGTGGATGCCTCTAAAACAGGAATACCTATACCTTACGAACAATATAACAACAAATTGAGAAATACTCCATTGTTTTACAACACCTATAGCAATCAATTAGATTCATTAAATACAAGATTTTTTTCAAGTGCAGATGCCGAGATATGGTTTAATGATGAAATTTTCATTGACGATGTTGTTCAAATCACATGGCAATTACAACAAAACGTCCAGCCTTTAATAGGATTTAATTCGTATACTATTGACGAATATTCTGTTGGGTCTCGACTTGTAACAGGAACTTTCGCTGTCAACTTCACTAGAGCAAACTATTTAGAAGAAGTTCTAAATAAATTACGAACACTAACTATGATTCAAACTGATTCAAAAGAATATAATGATAACGAATATTTAGACTCTACGAACACTCCTTTATGGAAAAAGAATTTCGACATAGTTGTATCTTATGGCGGAACAAAAACACAAAACGCAGTTGCTTCTACTTCAATGACATTGATTGATGTCCAAATAACAGGCTGTTCACAACAAATTGATTCAAATGGCTCAGCGATAATTGAAAGCTATTCTTTTATGGCAAAAGATATTCAATACGCTCCTATTGATAAAATAGCAACAAATCAAGTTTTGCCTGAAATGACAGAAATAATTAATGTTATTGATAGTAGATATTACGAAGAAATAACAAGTTCTATAGCAACAGGCTATACTAAAAATATAACAAACAATATCATAGAAATAAAGTTAACTAGTCCATATGAAATAACAAACGTAAAATGGAGTCCAATCATTAATACAAAAAAAGTATTTTATTCTATGAATAAAAATGAAGATAAATGGACTTCAATAATACATGAAGAGATTAAAACAGACATACAAGCTTATATAAAAGCAACAGGAGCAACTACAGTAATATTGCAAGTTCAATTGCTTATAAATAATAAAGAAATCATACAAGAGATTAAAACGACAGTCGTCGCAAAATAATAAAGTTTCTTACGTTGTAATAATACTTTACTATAGTATTATTAATATAGATAATTAAAAGGGAGGTGGACCGTTACAAAAATTTTTGTAACGGAAATATATGAGACCAATACAAACAAGAGATTTTTCAGAAGCATCTAGAAATGCATCAAAAGCAAGAGAAGGAACAGAGCAACGTATGGCAAAAGCAATGAATTATAATATTCAAGAAGATGAAGAAGATATTATACAAGAAGATATTATACAAGAAGACGAAGAAGGTATAATCCAAGAAGATTTTATTCCAGAAGCACCAATTACACCAGAAGATTTAATTCCAGAAGATTTAATTACAGAAGAACCTTCTTATGAAAATAAAATTTCAGAATGGAAAATACTACACGGGAAAATATTTAAAAGCACAATAGATGGACAAGAGTATATATGGATGAAAATAAAAAGATCTGTCTATGTAGAAATAATGAACCATAAAGATGAAAGCGAAGATGCATTTTATAAAAGACAAGAATTAATAGCTCGCAAGTGCGTTTTATTCCCTGAAAATATAGGAACATTAATAGAAACAAATGGAGGGTTAGCAACAACTCTTTCAGATGAAATTATTTTCAAATCTGGCTTTGATATTCAAAGTACAATAGAATTGTAAGAGTGGTGAAAAAATGAGAATAAAAAAAGAAAAAACTAATATAGACAATATAACTGATATAGGTGAAATATATGAAATATTTCAAGAAGAATATCGTAATGTGTTTTTTACTAAATTAGAAGATTACTTTTTTATCTATAGATCATTGAATAGAAAAGAACATAAAGCATTGATAGAAAATAAAGATTTTAGTGACATAGAAAAAGAAGATATTATATGCGAATCTTGCTTACTATGGCCAGAAAAATTCGACTTTGATAATTGTGAAGCAGGTGTTCCTACTCAACTTGCAAAAAAAATTATAAAAGATTCTTTTTTAGCAAGTACAGATGATAGGGCATCTGTTATAACTTACTACCGAAACCAAATGTTTAATACTGATTACCAACTTAACTGTATTATCAACGAAGCTTTTCCTCAATTTGATATAGAAGAAATTGAGGAATGGGACATAGAAAAAACTTCAAAGTATCTTTCCCGTGCTGAATGGAAGCTTCAAAATTTAAGAGGTATGAAAATGAATTATGATCCTTATGAAGCTACTCCTCCAAAAGAAAGCAAACCAGAAGTAGTTACAGAAGAATTAACAAGTACTTCTCAAAGTACTAAAAAGAAAGATAAACTAACGCCAGAAAAACTAGCAGAACTTCAAGCTAAATTCCCCGAAATCAATTGGGCCGATGATTCAGTTTCAAAAGAAGGAATATCAGCTATGAAAGGAAGTATCGATACAAAGGCAGTTGCATTAAGATCAGGACTGTAATAGCTTAATAGAGAGGAGTTGACTAAGTGTGTCTAATGGAAGAGAACAAGATTCTTCTAACTCTATAGGAGCTATAGGAGAGGCTGCTTTAGCTGTTGGGGCTGGAGTAGCCTTATTCTATAGAAGTGGAGGATCACAACTACTAGAAAGAGGAGTAAGAAAAGCTGATAGATTCTTAGGAGCAATACAAAACGATGTTGCCGGACGAGCTATGAAAGAATTTGATGCGAAAGAAATAAAGAGACTTTATGAAAAGCATGTTACTTCAGCAGATAGTTCTTGGAACAAACTAAGTAGTGAATTTGATGATAAAATCCAACTCTTGACTGGCAAAGATGACCTTATAAGTGAAATCGTAAAAAGAACTCGACTCTTACGAAACCCCTCTCAAGTACTTGCTTCTGAATTTAATGCTACATTAAAAAATCAATTAAAACAAGGTCTAACTGAAGCTTTCAACATTACTGACGAAAATACTCTAGGAAAACTACATTCTTTTGTTGATGATGGGTTTACAAATTTTTATGAAAAAGTAATAAAATATTCAGATGGACAAAACTTACATTTTAATAAGGATTTTCAAGACAAACATTTTAGTGATAATTTATTTACTACTGAGCAACAGACAACAATGATGCAAGCTTTAAACGACGTAATGAACATCAAAGCGAATAGAAAAAAACAATTCACTGAAAATAATATGATGTTAACTAATAATATCGCAAATACAATTATTACCGATATAGAAGGATTAAAAAAACGTTTTGGAAAAAAGGGAGACAGAACTTTAACAGAACAAGCTTTAGGTTTTTCTAGAGTTACTTTACAAGAATTAGTGGACAATAAAGACAAAGTAATGAATTCAGAAGTCGTTACTAGAAATTCTGATGGAGACATGGTTATAGAAAACGCTATTGAAATAGCAAAAAAAGCAATTGAAAGAAACCCTGATTTGGGAGACGTTTACGTCGGAAGCCATATAAGAAAAGATAATTCTGGTAGAATTATCTCTGTTACAAAAACTAAAGAATATAAACAAAAAATAGCAGATAGTTTTGCAAATACCCTTCCTGGAAAGTTATTAAAAACTAGAGACGTATTAAATATAAAAGATGCTCCTTCCTTTCATTTTTCCCCATCAGGAACTATAGATCCTATATTAGCTGCCCATGAAAGAAAAATAGCAGGGATAAGTAATACAGAATCATCGACTTCTAAAATAAGCAATAGTTATGTACGTATTCACGATAAAATGTATAGAATAAACGGTCAAGATTTAGAACATGTAAAGGAATTTGATAATTTGTACTTAGTTTCTGGAAAACATGGTTCACTACCTAGATCTATTAAAATGTTAGCGGGAGATGCAAATGTAAAAAACAAAAAAGGTTTTCTTGGATGGGCCGATATAGGAACAACTGAAACACCTACAAAAGCTGCGGAGTTTCGTTCTATTTTTACAAAAACAAATGCAAATTCAGATTGGGGACGCAACTTAATTAATAATTTGCTTTATAAAGATATTCCAAGAAATCTTTCGCCTGATGAAGCATTCGATATATTTGAACAACTAAAAAAGACAAATAAATTTTTCAACGAAACAACAAGTCAATTAGATATGTCAACAATAAAACAACTTAGAAAAGAAGCCTCTAATAATTCAAAGGAATATTTTAAAGCATTAGAAATGCAAGATAATGAAATGTTTAATTCTATAGCCAAGATGTGGAGCCAAAATGATGGCTTTAAAAATGAAGATTTGAATGTACTCATAAAAAGATACATCTCTAATCCTCAAAAAGCTCTTGAATCTATTAGTATAATAAGTGATAAGGGAGTAGGCATATCAGAAACAAAGAGTCTTAATTTCTCTGATATGATAAGAAAAGAAGTTGCAAAAGAAGCTTTTATTAAAGAAATGGAAGGAACTAACGGAAAAAATTCCATAGTAAATCTATTTAATCGTGCAGGAATAAAAGGTAGAAAATTAGACGAAGCGAAATATCTTGCTAATTATACTGTTTTTCAAAATCAGACATACCTACCTAATACTCCAGATAAAGGAGTTAGACATATCGAAAGTATATTCGATTCAATCGAAGCTGCAAGTAGGTTATTTAAGTCAGATATAGAAAGCGTATATGACAATACAGACGCCCTTTTCGTTAAACAGTTTCGACAAAATATGATTAAGATGTCTAAAGAGAAAGCACCTTTGTTGCAGAAAGGAATTCAAGCAGCGGAATTAGATATGATGGACGGATTTACTTACGGCAATCATATTCACTTGCAAAAATCTGTAAATATATTAGAAGCAATAAATAACAAAACAAAAAGAAAAGCTTTTTTTAAACAACTAACAGCAGGTAGAGATAATATGGCAGATGTTACAACTGCGACTATGGTTCCTTATTTTTCTGTTATGAGATTGATTCAACCTCTAGACTCTGTTGGACTTGGTTTTTCAGTAAAAAACACAAGAAATGTTAAAGATGCAACTCTTAATATAATGCTAAAACGAGTCCTTCCTGTTGCAGGAGGATTAACAGCTTTAAGCTATATTGATTATAGAGCGAAAGCATATACTGGAACAGGATTAAAAGGAGCAACAGCGAATTCACTTGCTAGCTTAGATATTGGAGCTAGAAAAGTGGCTAGTGCAACAGGGGTAGGTTATGTATTGGATCATGATAGAGATGTGAATCCTATGATGCAATACTGGTTTGGAAAAGATTATCAAAATGGAGAAGAACGTAGACAATATTATGAAAATGGATATGCTCCTGTTCGACAAGGTAGATACTGGTCATTTGGATCAGCTTCAGAATTCAGAGGTGGAAAAATAAATTACTTTCAACCTAATATGTTAAAACGTGCTCATAGTGATTACTCTGATATAGGAATTTATGGCTCAACAAAAGATAAATGGGCACATTCTTGGATACCTACTCCAAGACATCCGTTTTCTACAATAAGAAGACTTGCTGATCCGTATTATTTAGAACGCAAACATTATCAGGATAGACCTTATGCTGTTACAGGTAAAGCTTTTCAAGAAGGAACTCCATGGGGAGCTGTCTTAAATCCTACTATCGGAAGCATAATAAAACCTGAAAGAAAAATGCATCAAAGAGAATTACAAGGAACAACAATAGATGTAAGAGATTTAATAGCAAGACAAAACGAAATTCAAAAAAGTAGAGCAAGTAACAAAAGTGGATTAATACGTATAGATAATACAGGTTTTACTCCTACCTCTTTTATTCCTGATCAAGCCCCTAATGATGGTCAAAGAATTGTTAACCTAAGTGCAAGTAATGGTCAAATGAAAGCAAAACCTTCAGACCTAAACTATAATGCCCCTACAATGACCAATGAATTGTCAGAACAAATAATAATGAGTAACGCTACAAATGTATCAAGTAATGTTCAACATGCTACTTATAATATGCCTATTATAGGAGAAGCTATTGAAAAAACATTATCTTTAAGAATGGCGACAAATAGTGTCCGAAGAGCCAACTCTGCAATTTATGAAAAAGCTAATTCTCAACCAGAAGGCATGATAACAGAAGATTCTATTTTTAGAACTAGAAATTATGCTGGAAGCAGTGTATTGCAAAATGCAGAAGCAGTTGCTGATTTACGAACTATAAGATCAGGACATAATTATCTAAGCGATGTTAGTTATTCATCAAAAGAGTTGTCAGGTATTTATGGATTTGCTTTTGAATCGTTATTTCCAAACAAACAAAAGTACACTATGCAAAATGCAGGAAGAATGAATTCTTATTCTCGACAGTTCTGGGACTCTTCAATTGGAGGACTTGGTGGAGAATTCATGGAAATTGCTAGACGTTTTTTCCCTCATGAGGACCATTCAATAACAAGAATCAATAATATACGAAACACTATGCCTAGTTGGATGCCAGAAAAATTTAGATATGGAGATCCATATGAAGCAATCCCTAAAGGAGAAATGAGACTTCCAGGCGAAGGATATACTGATTTATATAAATTACATCCAGATCAATACGGTACATATGGAGCTTTTGATAGAATGAAAATTCTAGGAGATATTGCACCATGGTCAAGAGAGTATAAATACTGGAGAGATATTGCAAACGATTCAATCAAAGATCCTTATTTGAAGAAACAAATGCAGGGAACTAAAGATAGAGTTATAAAGCAATCAAAACAACATGATTTTTATTCATATAGATTTTTAAATTCAAAAGTAAAAACAATAGATGCTATTGTAGACAAAGTAACTCAAGGTGGTTCATTTAATATCGTCGGAAGCAATGAAAAGTATAAATTGGCAGGAATATCAATAAAAGGAGATATCAATCAATACTTACAAAATGGAATGCATGTTAGACTAGAAATCGATAAAAATCAATATTCTGGAAAGAATCAAGATGGAAGCATAAATGCAAACGTAGAAACATTTGATGGAAAGTTCTCGACAAAACTAAATAAAAAAATATTAGACGATGAAATGGCAGTTCTTAGAAATGATAGCAGTGCGGCAGGAGTTCATGCTAGATTTTCAGACTTTCAAATATTGAGAGGTAAAATTTATGAAACAATAGCTCATGCTCAAATACCATATGTTCATGATAAATTTTTAAGAGTTAATAGCCCATTAGAATCATATAAAAACGAACAAGTTTATGGAACTAGTTATTCTAGTTGGGGCCATCCAATACAAAGTTTTGTTTTGCCATCTTTATATCGAGAGTGGGAAACAGGTTATGCAGGTCAAAAGATAGGATTAAGTTCTATGTTACTATCAAATTATTTATCAAAAGCTGGAGCTTCTCGAACAGCAAGAGCAGGAGCTAATATTTTGGTAGCCGCAACTAATCGTTCAGCAGTAGTTGGAGGAGTAATCGGAGGGCTATTAAAGATTGGTGATAAAAAATGGATTTCAAAAGGTGCAAAAGCAGGAGCTATCGCTGGCTTTGCAGGATACTCTATCACGAGATTAGAACATCCTGTAGAATCCGCTCTAAATTTTGGTAAATTAGGAGCGGTAATAGGAAAACAATTGTATCACGCCCCAGGAAAAGGAGCACTCGTAGGAGTAGTAGCTGGCCTTGCATTGTCAGGAACACAGAGTACTTATTTTGATAAAAACAAAACATTTAAAAAATGGATACCTAAAGGCACTCGAAAAAAATGGGAAATAGAAGAATATTATGACAGATTAAAATATGTAAAATATACAGGGCTTTATAATAAAGCAGCTAGATTAGCAGAACGAAAAGAAGGCGTCGACATAAAACGTCTTGTAAATAAATACGAATATAGGCAAAAAAAAGACGAAAAAGAAAAAAGAAAGTTACTTTATGAAAAAAGCAGGATTGAACACAGTAATATAGAAGAGAGTAAGAAAGTTAATTTGCTTAGCACTATAGACTCGAAACTTCAATCGCTAACTATAATTCCACAAACGCTTGAAGCAGGTGAATACACTAGGGCAGCATTAATTTACAAACAAGCAGCAGAAGCTACTGTGTATGGATTACAAGAAGACGCTTCTTGGGCTCAACTTTTTAGAGCTGTACCTAAAAATGAAAGAGACTACTTAATAGAATTTTCTAAAGAAAAAGACCCAAAAAAGCAAAAAGAAATATTAGAACTCATGTCTCCATATCAAAGAAAAGTACTACAAACAGCATGGAAACAAAAAACAGATAAACTTGAAAGTAATGCATCTTTTTTTGCTAAACATAAAATACCAACTTTGAATTGGGGAGGTTGGAATCCTTCTGTTGATTTGGATAATGTAAAGATAAAAACTATTAAGAATGAAGGTATGATGTTATCTGACTTTGGTGTATACGAATCTCAAATGAATAAACCTGAAGTTATTTTAGCTCCAGAAATTGATGATTACGATGAAGGGAGTTCAGGATTAAAGCTACAAGCGAATCTAACCTCTGCTCTTCAAGGATATGGTCTTTTAGGTGTTAACGTTAGTGTAGAGCCTACAGTGGAGCCAGGCATACATATGATAACAGATATAGTTAGAACGACTCAGTACAAGTTAAAAGAAGCTTTAAATAGTTCTATAGGAAATATGTTTTTTTAGGAAAGGTGGAATTAAAAATGCAAACCGCAAAAAGATACAAAGATATGATAAGTTGGTTATTCATAATTCTTCTGATAATTCAAGTTTTTTTAATGACTAATATTTCAAATCTTAGTGAGAAATTTAAAAATGATTTTGAATTAGCTAAAGATATTGAAATAGCTACGAAAGAAACTTTAATAGAAGAAACTATTCGACCTCAAATGCGATTGATGTTATCAAGCACTAGACAAGCTTGGATAAATTATTTACAAATTCATCCTGAAGTTGAATTATTATTAAAGGATACAGAAGGCAGATATATCTATCAAAATGAAAACAACAAGATGATTCATTATGATAGTTCAACAATGTTTCGAAAAGTTAGGGTAGACAATTGGTATGATATATACGACAGTACAACTTTGGCTCTTATTTGCGAAAAAGTACGCCCTCAATGGAACAGAGAAACAATTATTAATATATTTAATATTATAGCTGTTCCAACAAAATCATTTGGACCAACTAGTAGTGTTTTAATATATGACGCATACAATGGAGAAGTTTTAATAGACAACTCAAGAAGATATACTTCATCTAATAATAACATTCCTAACAATACTACCTACATGTCTTACTTGTATCTCTCTCCTAACAATAAAAATCCTAAAGCAACAAAAAAAATTATTGAAAATGAAATAATGCAACGTTATGATTCAATCAGAGGAACGAATATAATATCATTTTTTTATGAGCCTATGGACATGGGAGACGAAGCAAGCGACTTTGAGAAATATCCATTAGGTCAATACAATAGAGAATTTCAAGAAAAAATAATATTACCATATGAATCGGTTTCGCTTGATAATGAAGCTATGCAAATTGCTATTTTATTAAGTGCAAAAGAATCAGAAATAATTCAAGGTTACGATAACGTATTAAAACAAAACGTTGATTTGCAAAATAGTTTACAAAAAACTATCGAGATAGGAATCCTAACTCCTATTCTGAGTGTAGCTATATCATTAATAACTATATTCCTTGCAATGTTTGGTTTGAATACTTACGCACACTTTTTTTACAAGAGAACACAACATTTTACGAAAGAAGGGGAATAAAAAAGGCGGTGAAGCAGTATGAATTTTTTACTAGAGATGCTGCGACTATCTGTTATACAGATCATCATAGTTGCATATGCAGGAGCCTTGTTTGGAGAAATGAGCAAAGGAATAATTGCAAACGAACCTGTTCGTTTTATAGAATATCTTATTTCTTGGATAAGTTCTGGCTTTAGTGGTGTAATGGTTGGATTGTTTTTAAAAGGCTTAATAAATGATATTTCTAATCCATACATCCCATTAAGTGGAGCAGGTTATGCTGGTTATGCAGGGCGAAAATTTTCTTCTCAACTTATGAGAAAAGCCTTATTGTCTCTTATACAACAAAGCGAAAAATTTCTAAACGACAATAAAGATAATTAGATTTGACATTTATAGAAATATATAGTAAACTATATACAGTTGAAATATTAAAAAAATAAAAGGGGGATTTAAAAATGGATATATCTAAAAGAATGGATCAAGCGTTTGAAAAAAATGAACAAATAAATAAAGGGATAGCAGAGCATCAAGGGTACATACAAGAATTACAGCAAGAAGCATTAAAGTTACAAGGTGAATATAGATTACTCGTTGAAATGGGTCAAGCACAAGGGATACTCGATGAAAAAGGTCAAAAAATAGAGTCTGAGACTCCTAAAGAGAACTAATAAAAAAGCTTACTACATTTGTCCTGTAGTAAGCTTTTTTATTAGTATTATAGTATAAAAGAAAAAAGGGTGTGATAAAATGTCTTTGTCTTCTCATGATATAAAAAATAGTGTTAAGAATAAAAAGAAAAAAGCAGGTTTTAATAGATCTGCAATTACACAAACATTAAAGAATCTAAATACTTCTACATACATAGAAACAGGTTATTCAGATGCTTTAAATAGTGTTTCTGAAAAAGCATCAAAAAAGGCAAATCTTCCAGGGTTGATTCCTTTATTAGAAGATATTAATAATCAAGCTTTTTTTCAAACATTGCATTCGTTTAGTGATATATCCCCAACTAGACAGACTGGTGAAGAATTGATGAAACGAGCAATACAAAAATCAGAAAATATAATAGTTAAAAAAATGCCTCTCAATGCGGATATCATATTTAAAAATTCTAGTTTGAATAATTCTACAAGCACACCTAGAATATTAAAAGCTGCTGAAAAATTTAAAGACATTCTTGATCAAGGCGGAAAATATTTGTCTTTTGATACAGAGACTTTAGCAGGACAAAATGGAGCAGGAATACAAGTATTAGATACTATAACAGAATACTCTTTCTCTCTTCATAACAGTTCAGGAGAAGTAATAGATGAAATCAGAAATATAGTAGGCTTTAATGAAAAGGAAGTAAACTATTGGCGAAACGAATTAGAACGAATTGGGCGTACAGGACCTTTGAATAGTAGAGACCAAGTAATTCTCGACAGATTTAGTTTAGTCGGACACAACAAAGTAAGCATAGAAGATATTGCAGGAGATGGTTCTCAATGGGCTTTTTCTAATATGCCTACTGAGAAAGAAGTTGCTAATACAAAATCTTCTCTTAAAGCTGCATATCGAGGAGTAGACTCGACAGCTGAAAAAATAGGACTAGATAGTTCTCTTCATATAGATGTAACTAACGACACCCACTTAGATACATATTCATTAAAACGATTTCTATCTGATACTCTCGGGAAAAATCACTTAGGTATCGACAATTCAAATTCAGACAAGGGTCTTAATACCTTAGAACACATAATGAAATCTACTCATCCCGAACTCTACGAAGGAAGACTTGCCCATATTGCATACGATGATGAACAGATAATGGCACAAGGATTTTTTCATGAAAATATAAAAGGTAGTAACGAAACCTTATTTGATAGAATGTTTACTCAACTTCAAACAATAATGAAAGACTCATCTGATTCTCCTACTCATAAATATAAAGGATCCAATGAACAGTTATTTTCTGTTAATTCTACTTATATGATAAATAACTTTAATAAAAAAGGCGGATTAGGATTTGTTTATGATCCAGTTTCTGCTACATACAAAACACTTAATGGATATGAAGCTGGAGAAAGTGGAATAAAAAAACAAAGCTTTAATCAAGTCGGACCAAAAAAAAGAGGGCTTTATACTCGGCAAGTCGTAGCTTTAGACACAGAAAAGCTAAAAACATATTTTCAACCAGACTCTCCAGAGTTTAAAACTTATGACAACATGGCTGTTAATGGTATGTATATGATAGTACATACACCTATTAATAGTAAGAAAGAAAGTGCCGAGACTTTAGGGGCAAAACAGATATTCACATTCCATGAAAGCTTAGACTCCGTAGCCTATATGTTAGGACAAGGTGAAGTTATCGGAGAATACAATAACAAAGCAAAAGATACAAGCATTAGATACTTAGAAGATTTTTCAGAAATAAAAAGTCACAATGTTAAAGTCGCAAAAGTAGATGCGAGTACAGGTTCTGTAACTATGACGAAAGGAACAATTGATGATTTTGCTGAAATGAGTCGTCAAAAAATGTTTAATGATTCTGCTGCTAGATGGGTTAGAAATGTAGACTATAAAAAATATGGCAAATTAAAATCACAATATGCTGCTATAGACAATACAATAAAAAAAATAACTCCAGCTGAGTATTCCAAGAGAATAGCTCAAGGTCTACCGTTAATAGATACAACACAAGGAGAGTTGTTTGATGCTTTTAAATTCTATTCTTTTGGTTTAAAAGAGCATACAATTGCAACTGAATCGATTATTAATAAGTACTCCAAGTAAGATAATGAATAATAAAACTATTACAACACTCGAAGAAGATATGCAAGTTGTACAATTTGATATAAAAAATTTATTCACAAAGACTACTAAACAATCTGAAATTTCTAATGATATATTAACGGTTAACTACAAAAAAGGTTCTTTATTAAATAAACTAATGCAAACAAGATATGGGAATGAACAAACAGTAAAAAAGAATGGAGTTCATGGATTAGACACTCTTTCAAAGTTCGTACAACATATAGCTAATCAAGATGACTTCTCAGAGATAGCAGATAAATTAACTCGTGATTATCTAGGAAAATATGGGATTATTAGATCTGGCGAAAGAGCTGATATTATCGGTGATAAATTACAAAGAACAATAGCCGCTCATATTGAAAACAAAAGAGGAACCGTTGACTCAACTTTTGGATTAATAGATAAATCTTTATTCTATCAAGATGTCTTATCAGAAAATGAATTATTAGCAAATGCAGATACTGAACAAGTAAAAAAAATAGTACTTGATTCTATTGATAAAAATAAGAAAATGGAATATATTGACTTAGGCAAAAATAAGAACTTAAAGTCATCTTCCATTGATAAAATAGCTGAAAAACTAATAAATATAAATGAAGATGAATGGCAAAAATTTGTTGACAGGTGCTAAGAGTGCAAACATGGATGTCTTGATAACTGATGACTTAACTAATCCTATTAAAATAATAGAAAGAAATACAAAAGATTATACAAATGCCGTATTGCCTATGATTAGTAACACAGGCAATCAAATAGAAATTAATATTGCTGGAACAAAATATGTGAGTACTGCTTTTGTAAATACAAAAAAAGTAACTAGAAATAAAAATTTTAATATTAAAGATATTTCTTCTACTGGGCTTATAGGAAAAGCTCATAGAGAATCTTTTGGATTCGAATCTAATATGAAACTTAGTATTGAAGAACAATCAAAATCTCTCTTAGAACGATTCCATTATTCTGGAAAATCAATTGCAGGAAAAGTAGGAGAATATGGTAGGTTAATAGAACGAAATAATCCTGAGATATATTACGCTCAATTAGAATATGATATTAATGAACTCATCACTATTCTTCCTGAAATCGAACGATACCAAGGAACTCATACAATGATTGATGATTTACAAAGGCAAGGGAAAATTTCACCTGAATTTTCAAAACATATAAAAAGCTTAACAGAAATGAAAAGTCCTAGGAAAAGAGTACAGAAAATTTCAAAGCTAATGTCAACAGAACGAAATGCATTTATGACTGATGGTGTAATACCTATCCTTCATTATATTAAAGAAAAATCAAACGACAAATATGTTCAACACTTTGCAGGAAATGCTGACATATCCGTAAAAGGAAGCAGAAACAACAAAGGTAAAGTATCTGTAGGTGCAGTGGATCATGGTATAGGTAACTTATTCAACCTTCAATCAAAGCCGACAGTTAAACAACATTCGAACCGTGTACTAATGGACAAAACAAAAGTAACGAAAGAATTAAGTAAATTGGGATTTTTAGGTAATGGAGTAGAATTAGAAGATGCAATAACATCAGAAGAGTATCAAGATATAATGACTGATATAACTCAAAATATAGGAGAAACAAAACGAACAGCAACAAGTTCTCTTTCTGTTACACAACTAGTTATAGATGAAAGTAATGCTAAAATGCTTTTTTCAAAAGAAGAACAAGCTTTCGATAAAGTTGCAAAAGAATTTGTAATGAAGAATCCTGCATATAACAAATTGTCTCCTAAAGAACGAGAGAAAGTAATTCTTGACATAAAACAAACTTTAAGAAATCAAGTTAAAGACATCAATTTACATGAACAAGGACTAGTTATGGATACTAGACTATATAGAACAGCTTTTAGCAATTCTAATTCTAGCTATAATATAGTAAAGTCCAAAGGAACAGATATATTAAAACAAAATGGTGTTAATTTTAATATAGACGAAAACAATCTTAAAAAAATAGATTTTTCTATAGATACAAAAGGTTTGGATTTTAAATATCAAAATGGGTTCTCTGTCAATAACAGAGAAGAAGTAATGGACTTAATAGGAAACACAGGAAGAGTAACTACCTTTAATGCAAAACGAGATGGATTTGTACAAGGACGCTTTTATGATGCTAGAGGAATACAGTTAGATGAAAATGATGTTTCTAATATTATTAAAAAGAATTTTGGAAATAAAAAAGCTAGTTCAGAAGAAATAAGAAATTTCTTATTTAAAGAATTAGATTATAATATAATTCTTCAAAATGCCAACGAACCTTTTGGAAGTAAGATTTTTCAAGGATATGGAGAAAAGGGAACTGTTAATAATCTTATCCCAGTTATTGGCGAACATAGTAATTTAATAAAAAAACAATTAGAACAACTAGGTCTAGAAAAATATGTAGGAACAAAAGCAACTAATGCGAGTCTAACGGAATTATATAAAAACATCGATGTATTATCATCGACAAAAGAAGAAGCAACTTCTTTAAAAAACATTATAGCTAATGAACAAAATTTAGCATCTAAAGTTATTTTTGATGAGATTCTAGGAAAAACAAATGCTAAAGTTATTATCAATCAAGCGACTGAAAAACATAATCATGGCTTTGATGCTCTTTTAAAAGTATTCAATGCTGTGAAAGACAGGCAAGGTTCAATTTTAGAAGAAGACATAGCAGCAGCTTTTCCTGAAATGAAAAGAGACGTCGATTATAAACTAGATAAAAAAACTGGGCAAGTCATTTTGACTAGTGATATAAATGATTTTGGTTTAGATATCGATGCATTAAAAAAACATCTTTCAAATAAAAATATAAAAATCCCTGAGTTTAGATACAACGGAGAAGCTTTAGGTTCTATAATTAGAACCCCTTTAAATCAAGTTTATGATGATACCGCAGGTGGATATAAAGGTAGGAATAATCAAACACAATCACTAAGAAGTTTAAACAAAAAAGTAAAAGCTGTAGTTCAAAGGATAAAAGATAATCCCTCTAAAAATCCTAAAGTAGATAAAAAATTAATAAATAAGTATACAAAAAGTGCAAACAAAGAAGCTGCGAATATAAAAGCAGGTTTGAGAGCTTCTAAAGACATTGAAAAAGGAATGCCTTATTCTCAACGAACTTACCTTGCCTTAAGTAGAGCAACTTATTCTCAAGGAATAATAGATAGATTACAATCTTCTTTACCAACAGAAGATTTCGAAGAATTAGTACATAAAACAGATGTTATAAAAAAAGCGGAATCTGGAGGTTATCAATTAGCCGATGGCTTTGAAAAAACATCTATTCTTGAACCTTTTATTGATACAATGAATAAGACTTTAATATATGGGCAAACAGGCGATTTAACCTTACAAGATGTAGTCGATGCAGGGACTGAAAAATCTGCTTTTAGTATGATAGAAAAAGGAGCAAGTAACAATCTTGAAAGATACAAATATCTTGCAGATGCATACAAAGACAAAAATATTTCTGTAAAATACGCAGAAAGTGGATATATGTATGGGTCAGGAATATTAGCAAATGAATTTAATACTACGCCTAATGCTAATATAGAAATGCTTACAGGAAATAAGACCTTTAATTTTAAAGAAGTTCAAATGAAAGATGTTGAATTGGACACTGGTGGAGTAGCAAATACACTTAAGAATTATAAAAACAATATATATGAAACTCCTTCAGTTGTTGACTTAGGAGAAGAATTCGGAGATCAACGTTTTATTGCACTCGGAAGAACTGCCCAAGGTATCACTAATGATTCATATGTCACTCCAAAGCATATGGATAAGTTAAGAGGAATCCAAGCCACATACAATCAATATACAAGTGAAAATGATCCGACTAAGAAAGAAATTCTCAAAGTAGACGTTCAAAAGAAACGTGCTAATTTAATAAAGCAACAAACTATTGACTATACAGGCAAAGATTCTGTTTTAACAAAAGCACTTTCGTCTGTAAGAATGAATCAATCTTTTAGAGGAAAAGCTGATGGTGTATATTTCACTCATTTTAATAATGCAGATAGTTTGTCAAAATCTGAATTAGCAGAAAAATTAACTCAAACAATGCCCGACTCTATGAGTAAGGCTAAAATAAACGGAAAATCTTTAATAGAACATTATGCAAATGGAGTTCATTATGACGCAGGTTTTATTTCAACTTCGGCTTTTGAAAATATGGGATACTTCGATTATGATTTACTAAAAAGACGATTAGGTGATCAATTTAAACCAACAGACCATAAAGCGAATAAAGAAGCCATGATGCAAATTTTAGAAACGAAAGGAGATGTCATGATGACTTCTAGAACACCAGAAATTCAAGAAGGTTCTATAAAACCTACTAGGGTGTTCTTAAATAGAAACTATGCTAACAATCAATCTAGTGTTGTTTCTTATTCTGCAAAAAGTATGAAGTTAGACCATGATGGAGACCAATTCTATGTTTCAACTATAACCACTAGAGATGGTTATTCAGTACTAGATAGAGATCTGGGTAATCAAAAAAAGGATCTTAGCGAACTAGGACAATCTACAGATTTTTATATGGCAGATAGAGCAACAGGCTCCAATGTTTGGTTCGAACAAATGTCTCAAAACGAATTACAAAAAGACGTAGAAAGAGCACGAAAATCTGGACAATGGGACGAAATTGGTAAAGAATTTCGTGTCGATGGAAAACTATATTCTTCAAGGTTCAAAAATGGATATACTGATAATGAGATATTAGATGCCGGAAAAAGGATAGCTCCGTTTGTGGATTCAGCACGAAACAATTTAAAGCCTGACCATAAACCAGAAGAACTTAATGCAGCAGTAGTTAATTTATTAAAAAAAGAAAAAAACTCAAATTTACTAATTAAAGATTTTGCAGTAACAAAAGCTTATGAAAACATGCAAGTAGAAGCAACTGCTAAAACATTTGCAGGCTCAATCGGAGAAGTAAGTTCCACTACTTTTAGAGCAAAACATATCTTCAATGAAACTATGCAAGATAGAGCTTTTAAAGATGGAATGAATTTTGCAACAGCTAGTGATATCTTGCAAGAAGCAATGTATCATGTAGAAGAACATGCGGTTATCTCTGCAAAAAAAATAGGCAATTCAGTTCCTGCGGATTCTATTAAAAACTTTTCTCTTCAAATGAACGGATTAATGAATGGACAAAATGTACATGAAAACAAAGCAAAACTAAAAACTTGGATGACAGATTTGATTTCTTCTAAATTAGAAGATGGTGGAATTCAAACAATTCTTTCGAAAAATGAAAATTTTGCAGAAATACTTAGACAAAAAAATATAACAGCACCTAAAGAACAAGCAGAATATATAGTAGAAACATCTTTGGATATAATTGGTCAATACAGTAAAAATGAAGAAGCTACAAGGTTAGTATCTCAAACTGCAAAAATGTGGTCATCTATAGCAGGAGTTGATGCTAGTGTTGCTAATAATATGAGGGTAATGGAAAGTTCTGATATTATTAATCAATCATTAATGAAATTATCAGAACAAGGTATGACAAATAACACAATAGTAACAAAAGGTTCAGTTACTAATTCCATAGAACTATTAGCTTCTCAGAATTTAAAACAATATGACGGAAGAGAATGGTTACGAAGAGAAGCAAGTTCCGCAGACAAGCTAAAGAAAACTATAGCAGCAACAAGTGACTTATTTACTAGCATGACAGCAAACACTAGTAATAAAAGTTTAGCTTTTGGAGCTATGGGAATAGCGGCTTCATTTTTAGTAGCTGGCTTTGTTGGAGGAAATCCAGCTCCTGCTCAAAATCAAGCAGAGTTCGTATCTGATGAGCAATATTATAATGTTCCATCACTACAAGATAATTCAATGTCTTATAGTAGTTCAGGGCAACAAGGATATGCTATTAATATTAATGCTCAAACAGCTAAAGGAAGAAATAATATAGAAGAAGCACTTCAGCAAGCCATGCAACAAAGTTTACCTACAGACGTTAATATATCGATGAATATCAATGAAAACGATAGTAATATAGATAGTAGATACATTGAAAATCTTTTGGCAGGAGCTCTCTAGTTCCTGCTAAAAAAGGGGGTTATTTATTTGGAATTAAAAGATTACAAACATGAAGATATTGTCAAAGAAAAAATAAAAGATAAGTCTTTAGTAGATATAGAGAATTTTTTGACTCCTAGTATGGGTGATTACTATGGAGAAGAATCAGATTTTAGTATATTAAGACAAGTTGAAAAATCGTTAAATGGAGAAGAAAAAAATGGGAAAGCTGCATTGTTTTTTATAGAAAACCCTTATTCAACAAAACTAGGATATCATGAAGATGCAAAAGTTTTCGTTATAAAAGCTGAACCTGTTCTAACTAGAGAAGCAAAAGCTTTGAATGAATATGACGGTGATACTATACATTTCTATTTAGATAGTATATTAGATGGAGGAGAAGGGTTTGAAATTGGTGGGCAAAAATATTATAATTTCAGAGATTATGCCAATATCCATAGTAGTGACATAGATGAATATAATGGTGAAAATAGATATGGAATTTTAAGTCTTAGAACCTTAGGAGTAAATGC